CGCGGAAGAAATCGTATTTCGTGAAGCGGCTGTTCACGACGAGATCGCCCGTGCCCGTCTCGCGGGCCACGACGGACGCGAGCACTTCAGCGGTGAGGCTCATGTGATAGTTCCATCACCGATGAATAAAATATCGTATGTTGCCCCTTCTGAACCAGAGATCCGAACAGCAAAAGAACCGGCTGTGACGCTAGCCTTCGCTTGATTTGTGACCAAATAAAACAACGACGAGTCGGCCCCCAGATAAAAACCGCCGCCAGCGCGTGTAGGCCAAAACGGCCACGCCGCAGTAGGAAAGGATTGTTCAGATGCGTCGGTGCCCAAAATCAAATCTTCAGATCCACGGTTCTTGATGTACCACGCCGTTATTTTTGAGAACACGATTGTTCCGCGATCGTCGGTAAGCGAGCGAAGCGAAATGTTGTCTACTTCAGTTCCGTCAATGACACGAGTTGCGCTCCATACGATCTGTGCTTGATTCGCCCCAGTCCCGTCGGTGAGTTCTTTGAAATACTCCATTTTCGTCGTGCGAACATCCTTCGCGTAGTCGCCCGCGTCGGTCTCGTTTGCCACAAGCGATAGCAGGATATTCGCGTTCAGCGTCACGAGTACGATCCCCAAGAGACGGTATCGAGCAGCCGCTTCGCCCCGTCGGGCATCTGCCCGTCGCCGCGCTTTTCGTAGAGTTCGAGGATCGTCATCAGCACCGCCGACTTTACTCGCTGCGGCACATCGGCCGCCGCACCATAGCCCGCCCACCATGTGACGGTGATTGAGTTCGGATCGTCGAGGTTCGAGGGCCACGTGCCGCCGTACAGGTTTCGCAGCACGCCCGGCGTGGAGTTTCGATCCACGCGGTATTCGGTGGTCGAGAGCGTCGTGGTCTGCCCCGTCTGGTTGACGGTGTACGTGACCGTTACCGCCGTGGTCGTTCCGCTGTCGCTCATCGGCGGGCGCGGCAGTTCGATCTCGGGCGGGAACTGGTCGAGCGTCATCACGAGCCGCTGCGTCACGAGCGAGCGGTCGATGTAGTCTTCGACGAGCTCGCGGGCGGCGACGATCAAATTCGTGAGCAGGGTATCGTCTGCCGTCGAATCGACGCGGCAGTGAGCTTTCGCTTCGGTCAGCGTCACGGGCTCTACCTCCGGGGCTGCCGTGCGGCGAAGACTGCGGTATCGCTTGTTCATTTCTTTCGCCTCCGCGGCGTCACGTCCGCCGTCTCGACCACCGGCTCCACCGCAGCCGTTTCAATCAGCGGCTGCTGCGAATCATCGACTCGCGTCGCGTACTCCCAAGCGATCAGCGATTCCGCCTGCCGCTCGGGGAGTTCGACGATCTCGCCTTTCTTGTACGCACCGTACACCTTCGCCATTCTGATTTTCATTCTTGGGGCACCCTCCATGCAGATTCGGGCGGCTTGCGAGTTTGCTGCCACTCGGTTGTGTATTGGTAGACCGGGGCACCAAAGTTTTTGCCGGGCCACGTGATCACATACTCGCCGTGACCGATCGCCACGCGCGGCGTCACGTAGAGGCGATTGCCGCTCGCCTTGAAGTTGGCCCAGAACGCTATGTCGGAGTCGCGCCTCCCGTCGCCCCACCCGCCGCTGGGATCTGGCGTCTCATAGAACCACGGCTTCGACATGCGCCGCAGGGCAGCGGTGGAGATGATCGTGCAGCCAAAATGGGCGGTGTCTACCTGTTGCACCGGTTTGCCGAACCATTCGATCGGTACTTCGGTGACGCCGCCTTCGGGCGGATTGTCGAGCGTGTCGAGCAAGGTCAACATCGGGCGACCGTCCTCGCGTTTCACCTGGAGCGGCGCGAGGGCGTCGCATTGGAACGTCATCGCCAGGGCGAAGAGACATTCGATGTCAGACTTCGACACGAACGAATCCATATCGAGCGTGATAATGAACTCCGTCGTGGGCTCAAAATTTTCAAGCATCCGCGTGAGCACCTGGCTCCAGTAGGCCCCTTGTCCAAGTGTCGGGCGAATGTGGAGCGGCATCATCGCCTCAACGAATCCGAAGATGTTGATGAGCGGGCCGAACCTCGGGCCAGACAGAACCGCTTCGGCTCGCACTTCGACTTTCGTATCGCCAACTTGAACGATCACGGGCATCTCTCCAAAAGAAACGGCGGGCGTGACACGCTGCCACGCCCGCCGCTTAGATTGCCCGCAGTGTCAAGTTTCAGCCGACGGCCTGGGTCACAACACCCTTGGCAGCCGCGCTAACCGGACCCGCCTCGCCCTTCGACAGGCGGGCCGTGGTCACAACGCCGCACGTGCTGGCAGGCGTCGCGTAGACCGTGAGGTAGCGACGCTTGCCGCGGAGGTCGATGTCGAACCGATGCGAGTAGCCCAGGGCCGAGACCGCGGTGCTGCCAGCAGCCACCGTGAAATCGGTGCCGCCGACAAACCCCGAGACGTTCGCCTGGCCGCTCGTGCCGGTCGTGTCGCTGTGGGCAACCCGGAGCACCGTAGCGGCGGTCGTGGGGTTGGCCGCAGCGGTGAACGGGCTGAACAGCACGTCGATCGACGCGTGGTTGTAGCCGAGGGTGTCGATCTCCATCGAGGCCGTCTGGGCGCTCGTCACGGCGAGTGCGGCAGAACTGACGCTCTTCGTAGCAGCAACGTGATTCATGGGGTCAGAAACTCCTAGTGAGAGAGGTCAGAAGATCAGCCGAACTTGAGGGCGACCACCGGGCCGGCCTTCGTGGTGGAGCCGAGATCGTGCCCGGGCAGGATGGCAACCCTGGACGTGGCGAACGTTAATGTCTGATCGAATTCCACGTAGCGTTCGCTGGCGGTCTTGATCGAGATCGCCCGGCGCTCGCCGAAGGTCGAAGACTGGCTCAGGTCGCCGAACAGGCAGGCGATCTTGCCGGTCGTGCCGGTGAGGCCAGACTCCATCGAGTGAACCAGACGCACCGGATAGCCCAGGAACGTCTCGCCGAAGCCGGCCGCGACGTTGCTGGAGTTCGTGCCACCGGCACCGATGGTTGCACCCGACGAGCCGGGCAGCATGGCGAGCCGCAGCATTGCGGCACCCCAGCCGACCGGGCTCACCATCCACGCCGCATTCCGGCGGGCGTAGAGCGGGAGCTTCGCGATCAGGTCGGTGAAGTTCTTCAGCGACAGATCGTCAAAGGTGTCATTGCCGCTCGCCGTCACGACCGAAGCCGAGTAGTCGGCCTTGAGGAGCTTGGGGCAGATGCCCTCGACGCCGTGATCCGAAGAACCGCCCCCACCGATGAACGCAGCGTTGTCGAAGGCTTCCGCGAAAGCCTGGGCCGTCTCGACTGCCATTGCATCGGCGAGGTCGATGATCGAGTCTTCGAGCAGGCTGTTAGGTACCCTGTTTGCGACACCCCAAATTTTTGCGCTCAGTTCGATGTTGTCGAACGTCACGTCCGAAGTCGTCACCTCGACGTTCTCGCCAACCGGGCGAGCGGCGAGGCCACCCGTCCGACGAGCGACCACGAGCGTGTCGGAGTTCATGTTCACCCGGCGGGCGTACTGCGGATAGGCACCGTACTCCTCGACGAGCCGGATGATCTCGTTGCTCATCTCGGGAGCCACGAGTACGCCGCCGAGCGAGTTCACGCCGCTGGCCTGCACGCGCTTCTCGACTCCGTGATCGGCACACCACCGGCGGGCTTCGGCATCACCGAAGAGGTAGCCCTTCAGGTGCATACCAGCGCGGTACGCGGCTTCCTCGCTGCGGAAGGCGCGAAGATTGTTGTGGCTCTTCGGGATCGCGTACTCGGTGCGCTTTTCCACGGCGGTCTCCTTGGTCTCGGGGGTGGCTTCGACAGCCTTCGCGGGAGCCGACCGCTCCAGGACGGAGCGAAGGTCGGCGTGCTTGGTCTGGACTCGCTGGAGGAACTCGATCCGCTCGCGGAGCTTGTCGGCCTTGGCTTCGAGGGAACGGAGGGAAGCCTCCATCTCCTCGCTCATCGGCTCGGCTTCGGTGCCCTCGGGGGCGTCCTCGGTCATCGTCTCCATCTCGGCGACCACGGCCGCCAGTTCATCGAGCAGAGCCTTGAGCTTTTCGACAGCCACGAGAGCGTCTCCTGTGTTCGGGTCGCGTCGGCTACAGCCGTCGCTCTACCCTTGAACCTATGGAGATCGCCCCCACCCCTTGCAGCACACGCAAGGCGGGGCAGTAAAGAAGGGCTAGGCTGCCGGCTTCGCACGCCGCACTTCGGCGGCGGAAAGAACGTGCTTGTCGGTGTTGCCGCACCGGCACCGCAAGTACCGAATCTGGTACTCGCCCTGGCGTTGACTCGACGCCACGAGGAGTTTTCCGATCTTGCAATTCGGGCACGAATCGCCGGACTTAGCGGCCATGAGACCTCAGATACTCGCGGAACTCTGCGGCCTTCGCGGCCGACTGCACACGCTTGGCGACGACCGCTTCGCGCTGCTGGCGGAACTGTTCGAGCGACCGCTGGGCGACTTCCAGCCCGCCGTCGCCATACGCAGGGTAGGTGCAGGGACCGACATCCAGAAGCGAATCCACCGAGCGAATCGTTCGCACGCTCTGCCCGTCCTCGATCGCCCACTCATCGCCGCCCTTCGCAACGGTGAACGCAAATGATGATCCGAGCACGATGCCGTCGCGGATGTTGTTCGCCAGATCGCGACCATAGGACGAATCCGGCACGGGGAACTCATACCGCAGCCCTACCTCGTCCACCGTCAGCGACAGCGTTCTCGGATAGCGGGCGAGCGGATAGTTCGAGTCGTGATTAAAGAGCGCCCGCGTTTCGAGCTTTCTCTTGCGGCCGCGTCGCTCCGAGACGAGTCCGAACGCTGCCGGGTCGATTCGCTCATAGAAGTCGCCGAGCAGGAGCGACCGCACGCCGAAGCGGGCGGCGTAGCCGACGATGTATTCCTTCTCGTCTTCGCCCTCGATGCTCCGCTTCTCGACTGCGAGCAGCGGCACGGCGGCATCGGCGTTCTCTTCGATCAACAGGCTGCGGCGTTCAACTGCGTTGCTCATCGTTCTCTCCTCGTCTGCGGCGTCGATCTGACGCGTGAGTTTGCTGGCCCATGCTTGCCCGGGGTCTCCGCCCCACAATGCCCAGGCGATCCGGCCCGCGCTCGGGAAGCCGTCCTCGCCGGGGCTCCACCCTTCGCCCTGCTTGTCCACCTCGTGCCGGGCGAAGTACGAAACCATCCGCTTCGCGGTGTCGGGGCTGATGTTCGTTCCGTTCGACAAGTCGCGAGCGCGGGCAACGCCGACGGCGGTTCCGCCACGGTTGAACTCGTCTCGCCACGCGAGCCCCTTCGCGGCTTCGTCGCGGACGCCACCCGGCGGCGTGAAGTCGATGTGGTCATACTTAGCCGCCACGCTTCCGCCCCTTTCGCTTCGGCTTGCTGTATGCCTTCTCCTCGACCGGCGGCGGCTCGGTCAGCGGGTCGATCTTCGTGAGCGTCACGACCTTGTGCCCGACTTGCGTCTCGGTCGACCGCCAACCGCCGCTCACCTCTTCGTACACCGTGATGAGTGCGGCAGGATCTTCCTCGGTCGCGTCGATCTTGAAGTCGGTGCCGGGGATGTCCAGCGTGCCGTCGAACATCACATGGTCGATCCGCCCGCGAGCACGCCCGCCCGACGAATCCCACGACACGAAGTCGCCTTCGGAGACACTGCCCGGCTTGGCACGCTCCTCTAGCGAGCGGCCGACCGCCGGCGTTTGCGGCACGGGA